GTGATCCAAACACAATCTGTTTCTGCGTATATAACTCTTTTTGTACCTGGAATAGTTTCACCCATAAATGGCGCAATAATTTCCATGTTACCGTACTGGCTAGAGACCCTGCACTTACCCTTAACTACCGTATACAAGTGCGTAGTCTTATGCAACGCGCCTACTAAACAAACGCCAGCAGGGATAAACAACTCCCTAGCATATAGACCTTCACTAAAGTGATGCCTGGTCTCTAACTCTACCGTATCCCCCTTCATCATCAGGGACTGTAACTTGTATATGTCGTCTTGCGTTGCTATTTGGTTCAAGAGCTAATCTCATAGTCAATGGCTTGCAAGTGGAACGACGTAGGACTGTCTACAGTGATCAGGGGTACAACATCTCTACCCCAGCCGTTACCACCATTGTTATCCTCGATAATACCAGTTTTGGGCGTATAAGAGCTATCTAATGGCGTGTTACCTGTATCACCAAACTCCCTAACGGAAACTAAACTGCCGTCAACACTTACACCGGCTGTCTCATAGACTCTTAGGTTAACTCTATCTACACGCTTTTGCTTCATAGCTGTTTGTTCGCCAGATGCAGACCGAGTGTTTAAAGGCATACCCTGTACGCTAACTGGGAAGTTTAACCCTACCTCTAAAGCGCCAACCAACGCTGTTTCAGCAGCAGATAATGTAATCTGTCCTGCTCCACTAACAACCCTATCAGGGAGGATCGTATTGCCTTTAACTAAACTAACAGTTTGGCCAGCTAAATGCTCTAAACCAACCACATTGCTAGAGGGGGACGGATAGATAATACTGCTGTCCATCAAGTGATCGAATGACAATCGGTTAACAGAATAAACACCACCGTAATGGTTAGTTAATACGATGAGGTTATTGTTAACAGAAACACACTGTACAAATGAGTCTTCTGAGCCATCTGAACGCTTCTGATTGAACCTAGTGTACCCATTGATGTCTTGCTCTCGTAACGTGTTTAGAACGACAGTAGTGCCGTCTTGGTTGATAATAAACACATAGTTCGCATCTTCGGATGTAGTGTTGGACACGACAGCCATATCAATTGGGTTGTCAATTATCTTGGAGGCTAGGACAGATAGGTCAACACTCCTGTAAGCGTCCTCATTGAAGTTATAGACGTATTGTCTAAGGCTCTTACCGTTCGCATCAACAAACAGCGTAGCCCCGTCTAAGGACGATGTAGGCACGTTAGAACTGAAGCTGCCATGTTGTGTCTGCTGTACTACGTCAATAGTAGTAGGGGTGTTACCTGTTACGGTAAACTCAGCGCCTTCTGTGAATACTTGCACACCACGACCAGGGCTTATATCAATGATGTCACTCTTTGCCCCGTTGATAGTAATGAAGATACCTTCATCATCGGCCCCCTCTTCTGTGAAGAAGTTTAGGAATGATCCGGCAACAGACGCTAATAGACTCTGTGGTTTATCCCTAGTGCCGCCTAACCATAGACGACCAGCAGTAAATACACCACTTTTAGGGTATCCCCTATTCACACCCCACACATCTTCTTTGCGGGGAGAGCCAGCAGCAGTCATGGTGAAAGTAATCTTGTTCTCAGTACCTGATGTTTTAAATGCAGAGAATAATGCAAAGGTATCCGCTGATTCACCAGCTATAGTAATTGTGTACTGGTGGTTATGCGTCCTAACTACACTAATACCTGTCTCACCAAAGATAGGCATGTCTTGTAGATTACGTCTTAGATTCTCAGCAGTAGCCGCCTGTTCTGCGGCATTCCCGTCACCGGCATAAGTGATGTTCTTACTTAACACGCCTTCTATGTCTACTTGGTATCTGTCACCAGATTCAGCAGCACTTTGAAATGTTAAAACCTGCACAGCACTGACAGGCGTAGGGCTTAACGCGTCATTAAAATCAAACTTAGGGATGTTAGTGAACGTAGGTGTGTCATACCAGAACAAACCGTTGCCGTTAAAGTTGTAAATCAACCGTCTGGGAGCTTCATTCTCGTTAAACATCAACAAGACATTCTCGTTTACAGCTACCCTGTTCGGGTAATTAAAGCCTAACCCGTGGTTTACATCTTGTACAAACGTAGCCGCAGTGTCAGTAATTCTGAATATTCGCAGGTTAGTTGGGGTAAACATCAGCAAGAAACTGTTGTCTAAATCAACCTCAAAAGCATGTAGCTTGACGGTACCTGTGTACGCCCCAGTCTCTCTATAAAGGTTCATCTCAGCAAGAGATACTTGAGCAGACCCTAAATCAGTTGTGCCTTTTCTTATCAACCTCCAGCGGCGAGCATTTTGATTAACGCGCACACGCAATGTTTGCTCATAACTATATAAGGGCGGGACTGTAGCGGCAGTTACCCATGAGCCACTTTCAGCTCTCGACTCAATAACAAACTCTGTGCTAGTTCCTGATGTCAACTTAATGTTTATTAGGTCGATGTACTCTATTTCTTGGTTGCCATAAATGTCGTATTCCACAACAACGTAGTCATCAGTAGTACCAGCAGCGGTAGTGGTCACGCTATACGTACTTGGGTCATCGTCATTTACGTTGGCTGGGGTGCCACCATTGGGGGTGGTAGGGTTTGGAGCAGTGTATCTTTCTACTACAGGGGTTGGCTCGGCAATAAACTGTGTGCCAGGGCGACGCTTAACCCCACCTTGAGGGATGGTAACGACGTTCTCAGCAACAGATAGACCCTGATAGTATTGGTCTAGATCAGTGCGGCCTTTGACTATGTCTGATAGCTCTCCGCTAACAAAGCTGTTTTGCAGAAAATGACTCTTAGCCATCAGAACCTCACGTTAATAAAGGGCCGATCTTGAATAGGTGTTATAGGATGCTGTTGTGAATCAGTGTAGCGGGCCATACGAGATGCGTTCTCATACTGTTGCGCCATCATCTGCATAGAAGAAGCACTGTCACGGACAGCAGGAGCAAAGTCCATAGCTAGTCTGTACTCAATCATCTTAGAGAAGTACGCGGGCCATTCTGATTCTGGCGCGTTATAGATGTAGTCACAGTACAGGTCTGACGAGTAGTTACAATATACTCGGTCACTTAGAATCTGATAGTTAATACCTGGGTTTAACTTAATCAAAGTCATTAAATCTGCGGGTAACTGATACATATCGGTGTATTCAGTTCCTACTGGTGTCTCGTTAATACGAGATAGTTGTGCTTTCTTTCGAGCAAAGCCCCACCGATACTTAGTCAATTCGTTCTCAACAATCCCTTCATAGAGGTTGTTGGCTACAGTATGGGCGCGGGTGTTACCTACGAGAGAAGTGAGTGGTAGATCACCTATCAGGATAAGGGCATTAGATACTAAATTAATCTTGCTAGACATGATGTACCTTTAAATAAAAAGGGGGAGTTTCCTCCCCCTAGTGGACTTAGGCAGGTGTTGCGTCGTACTTAACTTCTACCAAACCAGCAACGTCGCGAACAACGGCGCCAGCTTTCAACATACCGTTACACAGATAAGAAGTCTTCTGTGGAACATAGTCGATTGAAGTTTTCATGTCGATGCCAACAGCCAGGCCGATAGCGTCACGGCTAAATGCATAGCCAGATACTACGTCAGAAGCGATGGTCAGACCACCTTCAGCGCGATCTTCAAGAACAATCACGTTGAAACCAGCGAAAGTATTTACTTCACCGTTTACCAGAGCTTTAACATTCTGGTAGTCAGCAGAAGAAATCTTTTCGTCAGCCAGCAGACCAGCAAGACCAGTACCGTTGATAACAGTGAACAACTCACCGTCGCCAACACCGTTCTTAACTAGCTGTACTTTAGCGTCGATCAGATCGTTAGCTACTAGACCAGTAGTGGTAGTACCAACAGCAGTAGGAGAAGCAGTGTCCATAGCAGCGATGATCAGCTGGTCACAACGACGGCCCAAGGCACCAGCAATAGTGTTAGCCAGTTCTTGCTTCTCGTCAAAGTTAACTTCAGCAGCATCAAAGATGTCAGTGTACTCAGGCGCATTCCAGTTAGCCAGAGTAGCTACCTGCAAGCTGTGCGTGATGTCCATTGGATCAACGTCAGCAGAAGTTGCCTTCTGGTTAGCCAAACCTTTGCCCATAGCGCGGAACTTGTAGGTGTCGCCAGTTACGTTATTGCGTACGGTAACAGCGTTACGCAGTTTACCCATGCCTTGATAGGCGTGTTTTACCATGCTGTCAAACTCTGTGACAGCTACAGGAGAGAGATTAATACTCATTTGAATATCCTCGAAAAAAAGATTTAATGTATAAAGTTTTTCAAGGTCTTAGCTGAGTACCCAGTAAATTGGTCAGCATTCAACCTAAATTTACCGGGCCTTAAAGAAAGGGTGTCCAGTGTCCGCATTATACACCTTTCACCCATGTAACATCAAGATGTGGTCTAGCCGCCAAATTCCTTCATCATTTTCTGAATCTTGGCTTCATGGTTTCGGTCTGTGCTGCGGAGTAGGTTGCCACGCTCATCCTTCTTAAACATCTCTGTTTCAATGTCTGCCCAGGTCATACCTGTAGGGTGCTCACCACCATCGATAGGTAGCTTAGTAGGGGCTGTAGCTTTTACTAGCATTTCTACCAACTCGACACTCTCAGCAGTAGTCACTAGGTCTTGGACTTTAGTATAGGTCTCTGCATCTAAGTTGTTCTTTAAAAACCCTTCAACATTCTTAATACGCTGACCAGCATTTTCTCCTAGCTTGGCGATTTCTGCTTCTTGGGTAACTTCAGCAACTGCTTGTTCCTGTGCTGACATTAAATCCCATGCGTCATTCAAAGCATCCTGTGACATATTGGTACGCTCACCAAACGCCACTAGCTCTTTCCATAGTTCATCATCGGACTCTACGCCTTCGACGACAGCATACCCGTCTTTCGGAGCACCCTTAAAACCACCAAACTTCTTATCTAGCTCGTTATAAGCCTTAGCTTGTTCAGCAATAGACTGGTATTTGTCTGCCTTATACCAGTCGGGGGTGTCTCCAGTTCCTTTGATACCTTCGGCAAGGAAATACTCACCTTCAGATAGAGTAGGGGTTGCATCATCTAACAGGGTATCGCTCACTTGTTCTTCTTGTGCGGCCTGATCTTCTAACATAATAACCTCTGATTATTCTGACTTAGCTTGTTGTATTTGATTAATTACGAACTTAACTACACCGGCCTCACCGTTATGGTAAGACGCTTCATAGTTAACATTGGGGGAGTCGAATGGGGTATCGTTACTGTATATGAATCTAGATGTAAGATCAGATAGGACACGTTGACCATCTTCACTAGCAAAGCATCTACTATACGCCCTAGCTAACTCAATGGTCTTTTGTCTAAACTCTGCCTTACGTTTTAACGCGGCCTCCGGTGATCCAGAAGCCTTGTCGATTTGTTCCCAACTCATACTTGAGTCTGTCCTTGCATTGGTTGCTCACCAGAAATACCTTGTTGTGCTGCTTGCGCTCCAGCTTGGATGATCGCTTGTTTCTCCAAATCATTCCTTACCAGTTCAGCGGGCATACCTGACTTCTGTGCTACCCATGTACCAAAGTCCTCTAGCTTAAATCCAATCTTAGCCTGATCTGGGCCAGCGTTCTGTAGTACGAACTGTACCGCTTGCTGCACATTCAAGATGTCTTCACTATCCTGAGATCGTGCTAATGGTGAGGTAAACTTAATATCAATGTCCTGACCATCCAACTGTATAGGCTGTATAAGCCCTCGTCGCGTCAATATAGATGCAACGCGCTTAATGATAGGGACAAGCACCTCAGTTTGCAACCGTCCAAACGCAGAACCGATACGCTTGGCTAGTTCTCTAGACTCAATAGCAACCTCTGTAGCAGACCTAACGGCACCACTAGGGTCTCTCAGATCGTTAAACAGGGCTTTCTTGATGTTCATCTGTAGGTCATTCATAACGAATTGAGTGAGCTGTAGATTCGCACCAGTGTCTAAACGCCGTATAGACGGGTTAGCATTGTTGTTAGAACCTACTGGAATAACCACGCCTGGGCTTATACTAATATTGTAGGGGTTGGTCACACCGTCATCAGTCGCTGTATACATACCAGCTAGGTCAATAGCGGCTTTCTGTAGTGAGAACTCTTTTACTTTATTTAAGGACTTAACATCAGGCAGGGCTTGTAGCGCAGGGCCACGGCCTCGCACCTCACCAGCAACTTTAGAGTAGCGTCCAGTCACCCACGGGCTAGAAGAACCAAAGTCCTCCATCCAGCTGATGTGATCTTCTTTACCTACCCACAAACACCCGTAGTAAGTCTTGTCTTTAGGCAGATAGACGACACCTTCACTGACATCTACCTCAGACTCTGGGTTGTTTTTAATCTTACTAGCAATAGATTGTGATGGCTTAAATCCTGACCACTTACGTTCTAGGTCTTTTACCTTAACCTTAAAGCGTCGCCAGTGTGTCTCGATGTTCCCGTGTGGGCCTTCCTCAAACGCAATACCTTTCTGTGGGATAGCATTGAAGATGATAGGCATGTCATCACTGTCGTCCTCGTCAATACGCAGAGTGCCTGTACCTATCAATAGATCAAGGGCATGCTCATAGAACTGTGTAGCAAAGTTAGAACGGTTGATGTAATCAAAGATAGTCTCTGCCTGTTCTTCTAGGTTACGTCGTATGTCTTCCTCTGATACGTCGAACTGGCCGGTCTCTAGAAGTTTGAGTACACGGATAGATGGCTCGAATGTAGCCCAGCGTGACCAAATAGGGGCTATGTTCTCTTGTAGCTTACTAGCACCCTGTTGAATAGCCTCTAAAGCAGTGGAGTCAAAGATGCGCTCCATCTTCTTAGAGCCAACAGTAACAGTCTCAAAGAGGTTGCGGTTAGGAAGGAAATACTCATACGCATCATCTAGCTGGTCATGCCAGTAAGTAGATGTCTTGAATGCTTGAGCTTCCCTACGTTTTAGGTCTTTCAGCGACCCAAGCTCTGCGGGTAGTTTCATTTATTACGGCCCTGATTCATAGTGTATGCTCTGTTACGTCCTGAAGCAGCACTGCCACCTATACCGCCACGGCCTAACATTCGACCCATAGAACCAACAGCCCTACCAGCAGGTTGAGCACCAGGCTTAGTAGGAAGCAGAGATGCAGCACCTATCTTTCCTCTTGCAGCAGCCTTCAGCCTCTTCTCACTTTCCTCGATCTCTTTATCAAG